GTCGCTGCCGCTTTCGACGCCAGCATCTTCGCTGGCAGCATCAACGCCACTGCGGCTGGCGGCTCTTTGGCCGGTTCGACCAGCCAATCTGGCGCGGCGCTGATCGGCGCTTCCCTGACGGGCGGTCAAGCCCAGACCTCCCAAGGCTCTGAAGCTGGCGGCACCATCGGCAGTCAAGGTCTGGTCGTCGGCCAAGCCTCGACCGCCCAAGGCTCGTCCGGCTCTGGCTCTGCCGCCCTCGGTCTTGCCGCTGGCACCAGTACCGCCACTGGCGGCTCGGCTGGCTTCGGCGCGGCCACCGGTTCTTTCCAGACCATCGGCCTCGGCATCAATCCGTAATTGATCAGGAGGGGGCTTCGGCCCTCTCCAACAAGGAGACATTCCCATGAAAGCATTGATCCTGATCGCCGCGCTGATCGCCGCGCCCGCCTTCGCAGACGTGTCGGCCTCGGCAGGTTCCCAGTCTGGCGCTGCCGCCTTGTCCGGCTCCAGTTCCATCGCCTCTTCCAATCCGATTGCCGGTGCGTCGGCCATCAGCAGTGCCGGCAACGCCCAGAACATCACATTCAATTCGTCGGTGCCACAACAACAAACGATTGAACATACCGGCACTTCCACGGTCGAACACACCGGAACTTCGACCATCAAGACGGTGCCGATGGTCTATGCACCGCCGATGGGCGTCACCGCGCCTTGTCGGGTGGCGATTGCTGGCGGTGTCAGCGTCGTCGGATTCGGCATGGCGGGCGGCGGCTCGGTCAGCGATGCGCCTTGCAACCTACGCGAACTTGCCCGGTCCTACGTCTCTGTCAACAACATGCCCAAGGCGCAGCAGATCCTTGATGGTGCGCTGGCGCTGGAATGCCAAGACGAAAACACCGCTAAGGCACTCGGCGCGCTTTGCCCGGCGAACAAGCCTGATCAGGTGGCAATGGCCTCTCCGATTCCGGTCATTCAGCCCGCGGCGATTGCCAACACCGCGCCGAAGCAATCGAAGGCCGAAGCAGATCCGGTCAAGACCAGCAAGCAGACGTGTCGCACCGAAGTCAGCAAAAGCGGAATCAAGACCACCGTTTGCAGTGAGTGATACCGATGGCAACGGCTGAAGGGTCGTTGCCATCACTGTCAGCGTATCGTCGCCTGAAGGCATGGCGACAGCAACCAAAGCCAGAACGCGATGCTCGCGGCCACGGCATTGAACGCAAGAACCACACCGATCACCACTTGTGCAATGTCTTTCATGATTTCCTTACTTCTGTCGCAGCTCTGACATATAATCGGTGATCTGCTTTTTCAGGCTGGCATCCCCTAGGGTATAGCAGAACCCAAGCTCGGTCAGCGAGTCGGTTAAATCGCCGCACTTTTCACACAGATACCAATCCGCCAGCGCCACTTCATCGCCGGCGATGCCGCGCTCCTCCTCGAATTCAGTCGGCGGACGGTAGCGTTCCACTTTCCTGGCAATGTCGCCGACATTGATCTTGCTCTTGCATGAACAGCACTTGCGGCTGCGCTTTGTGGCCAGCGGCTCTTCAGGCATCGGACCGATCCACCACCAGTCAGCGCCGTCTAGGTCATAGCAGCCAGCATCACAATAAAGGCTCATGCTTTCGGCTCCGTGGCGGCAAGTGCGCGGCGCAGATCGCCTCGGGTTATCTTCGCTTCGTTGATCTGGAATATTGGCTGTTCGTCAAGCCCGTTGCAGTTGTGCTCTTGCAGAAGCGCGGCGAATGGACGCAACAGCTCACGGAGTTGGTCCAGTTCTTTTTTGTGTCTGGCATGACACTCAGATAGAATTTTCTGGTGATCTTCGGCGTTCATGATAGCCACACCCCCATAAGGACTGCCCCGACCACGAACCAGAACAGTGCCTCTTTCTTGCTGATCCTTGGGTAGCTGTTCTCCGGCACCGACAGCGGGATGCGCGGGTTGGGATCACGATCAACCGTGCGGCTGAAGGGTATCACCGTGCCGATCTTCTGGCGGCAGGTAATGATTTGCGGCAGGTTGTCCCAGTCGCGATCAATCTTGGCTTGTCGCCACTGTTCAAATGCTTTGTCTTCAGTCTGGTTTTTCATTTCGTTTCTCCTCGTCTATCGGCACCAACTTGAATCGCTGCAATTCCTGCCTAATTTCAGGCCAGTCTTCTGTCGGTAGAATTAAATACGTCACATCAACCATTGGCGGATGACCAGCTTCTAGCGTGATTACTGCTCTGGTCGTGTACTTTGGTAACTTCAGCGCGGCGGCTATCGCAGATGTCACGGAATCAACCATTTTTTGCCATCCTCCACTCCCAACCTGCGTGATGATTGTAGGGTTTGCCATTAAGGGGGCGGCGCTCAATGACGCCAAGACTCATGTATTTGCCTAACTGCTTGAACATTGACGTGCGTTCCATGCCAAGGCGCTCGGCAATGGCCGCGGTGCTGCGCCAATCACAGCCAATGGCGGCTGTGTACTTCTGCAATGTCTTGCTTTGACGCACGACGCTGGCATCATGGGTATTGCGCGTCCATGATTTGTCCGCGGCTCTCGGTTGTGCGTTGGCGCTCATGGCTAGCATTTGTGCAAAGTTCATTTTCACCCCCAACGACGATTGTCGCGCCTTGCCATTTCCCTTGACCAGACGCCTTGCATGCCGGGCTTGGTCATGAATCTGGAATAGCGCCGCGTCAGCTTGGCCATGTCCGGCAAGTTTTCCGCAGAGATCTTGTCCCAGATGTCGTGCCACGCGTAGTCATACTTGGTGCCAGTCGGCGGCACGAACTCGTGCGCGTCGGCTTGGATGACCGTCAAGCGCGGTTCATTGGCGAAGTGCGGCGCAACCAGATCGATGACGTCCTGCTCGATCTCCAGCACGGTGATGCTGGCGACGTCATTCTTCGACAGCAAGCCTTCCAACAACATGCCCATGCCCAACCCAGACACCAGCACGTGGCCTTTCGCTGCCCAGTAGGCATCTCTGCAAGTGATGATCTCCATGGGCGTGTTACTCATCACTACGCCACGACTCTTGTGCGTCAAACGACGGTAGGTTCCGGGCCGCACCACCATTTCTGGAGTGCCATTGCGGATGGCGCGCAGATTGCTCAAGCCAATCTGTTCGTCCGTCAGGCTGAATGTGCTGATGCGCCAGTCGCCTTTCTCTCCGTCTGGCACAGTGCAGGTTCCTAATTTAAATTCTTTCATGATTCGCGTTTCCTTAAGTTCATGCATTCACGCGCGGCGGCGAATGCTTCGTAGGGAGATTTGCCCGATGCTAGTGCCGCTGCGGCAAATGCGTCTATGAGTGTGTGTTTCAATTCCTGATTCTCACGCTCAAGACGACTGATGGTCACTTCCATTTCCCGGAATGCTGCCGGGTCGTATGTCAAAGTCATATCCTGTCTCCTAACACAATTGATGCAACCTCTTCCTTGATCTGAAGCGCACGCGCAATGCGCTCATCGATCGTATCAACCGCGGCCAAGTCGATGTAATTCACATTCTTGACGGTGCCGATGCGGTGCGCACGATCTTCGCTCTGCAACCGCGTCTCCAGATTGAAATCGTTGCTGTAGTAGATCACGGTCTCAGCCTTGGTAAGTGTGAGGCCAATGCCGCCGGACTGGCCGTTACCCACGAACGCTCTCGCGGTGCCAACCTGCAGCGAATCTACGGCTTCCTCGCGATCGGCCTTGCGGATATCGCCGTGGTACTCAACGTACTCAATCCCGGCTGCAGCAAGCGCCGCGGTGATTGATCTGATCTCTTCCTTGTAGCGTGCCCAGACGATGAACTTGCCCTCGATGTCTTCGATCAACCCGATCAGCGCAGTGATCCGTGGCGTGGCAAGCTCTTCGACGTACTGCGGTTCGCCGTCAGCGTTAATCATGAAACCAGAAGTGATCTGCTGCAGCTTTGTCATCTTGGTTAGTGCATTGAAGATGTCGATGCGACCGTCATCATGCTCATAGCGCATGTGCTCATTGACAAAGTCATAGATGGCGCGTTGCCGCGCGGTCAGCTCGAAGAAATGTGTCTGGTAGATTTTCTCGGGAAGGTCTAAGCATTCGGCTTTGGTAACCCGGTACATATGAGGTTCCATCAGCTTGTTCAGCTTTTCCAGATTGCGGTAGCGCGGCATTCCGAAGTCATCAACGGCTGGAATTTGCGGCGCGAACCGAGCTATGCGACGCAGTAGATTGGCCGCTGTTACGTCGTCGCCGTCCTTGATCGCTTGGCGGTACATTCGGACTGCGTTCGGATCGCGCCGCGCAACTACGTCTAGCACCAACCTGCTGTTGGGCGGCATCATCTGGGTGTATTCCGCTGCGAATGACCTGTAGGATCGCGTGCCGAGAAGGCCTGTGCGCAGGAACTCGAATTGTGCGAATGCATTGGTCGGCGAATTGGTGATTGGCGTGCCAGAACCGCAGCGCCGCACCCTTGCCAGTTCGGCCAGACGCAGGCACCGGCCTGTGCGCTTGCTCTCCATGTTCTTGATGCGGCTGCTCTCGTCCAGAATCAGAATGCAGCGCATGGCATTCAGGAATCGCTCTGCCATCTGGTAGCCGCTGTTGGTGTTGATGGAATCGATGCTGATGGCCAGCACACGTAGCGTGCGTTCATCCGGATCCTGCGGCGCAAACAGCTTCTCAATCTGCTTCAGCAGCCGCTTGGTTGGGGCTGCGGTGTAGGCGCAAGCCATCAGTGGCACGGACATGTGCGTCGGAATCTCTCTGCGCGTCCAGTTTGTGTGGACGCCGTTTGGCGCGATAACCAGCACACCATCGATCTGGCCTGCAAGGAACCGCGCCTCGGCATCGGCCATGAACATCCATGTCTTTCCGGTGCCTTGTTCGCAAGCCAGCAAGTAATAGGGGTGCTTGGACAACCGATCCAAACCTTCGACTTGGTGTTTCATCGGTTGCGTTTTCATTTCTTATCCTTCGTGGCTTGTTTCAAGGCTGCGTAGCCGCGCTCATTGGTGAAGATGACGTCGCCAACTTTCCAGTAGGTCAATCTGTACCCGAATCGCTCTGCCAACCAAGCATTGAACCGCTGTATCGTCGGCGTCTCGTCTTCTGGCTTGCAGTTCCATCGCACCTTTGGCGCGTCAGTGATGAGGCTGCTCACCCTGACATCAATTCCCATTAGCCTGTTCATCTCAATCCTCTCAACACATTGAACACCCCTTCCCACGAATGCGCCGCGCTGTTCTGGCGCACCTCTTCGACGCACCAATCATTCATCTTCGCGGCGTGCTTGCCGTGCAGCATGAACAACCGCTGTCCTGAATCTCTGATCAACACCCAGCTGTCGCCGCCCATCGAGGTGTATTTCAGGTGCCAGTTGATCTGATCCTTGTTCAGCCCTTCGTCGCCCATCAGCCGGGTATTGGCTCGCTTGGGCGTGGTCACAGACTTCAGTTCAATCCAGCCGGTCACGCCGCCTTCGACGAGGTGAGTCAAGTCTGGGATGCCGACAGATACCATGTTCTCGATCCGTTGCAACCAGATGTCGCTGGGGCAATGACTCTTCATCGTGTCATATAGACGCTGCTCTTTTTTACGCATAGGGCTAACCGGCGTCAAAAACGTGGAAAACCAGATCGCCACCCGCAAGCTGAACTGTCGCTATGAATTCGCCTATATGGGAATTTTCCGGTAACTTGTGGCCTGTGCCATAGATGTTGATGCGGCGATCAACGATGTTGGCATTGTCATCGCATAGCGCCCACATACAGATGATGCTAGCTTGCACTTGCACAGACAAGATTTCCGCGCCTTTCGGCAGCTGCAATTGTTGGGTGTCAGTCAGTTCCAGCCTGAACTTCCAAATCTTCATGGCCATCACACATCCTCCGTTACGTAGAATTCAGGGTGCTTGGCGAAGAAATCCGTCACCAGTTGTTTGGCGGCGTCCAGTGTGGCCGCGCGCAGCACCAAGGTCTTCCATTCAAATGTCCTGCCGCCGCTTTCCTTGCGGTGCCACTTGGCTACGCAGATAACAAGCTCTGCGTGCTGCCCGGTTTTGGCCAGCGACGGCTCATAGTCGTCTTTGCAATAGATCGCTGCCGCCGGATCGCCATTCGGGAAGCTGGCTGTTGGCCAGCCGCGCTTTTCGAAGCTGCGGTACCGCCCAGTTGGCGGCGAGCTCACTTTCCATTTCAACTTCATGAGAACATCTCCTCGTTAGTCAAGCACTTGATCTTTGAAACAGTCATCATTGAGAACTGTTGCAACCACTTGCCCCGGACAAGGAACCAGTCCTGCCCGTCAATGGCGCGGTCAGCAAGCGGCTCGCCAATCTCATCCCACAACTTGGACTTGATGCGCATCACTATTGGCTTGCTGACGGAGTCATCAACGACGAATACATCCAGAAACTGCGTCTGGCCACTTTTACGTTCGCCGCCGCGCCGCGCCAAACGGACAGCCTCGTTCTCGTCGCGGCGTTCTTTCCTGATCACTTTGCAGATCACCACAGCATTTTCGAAGTCCGTCAGCTCGGCAAACTCCTTGACGCGGCCTGCCACATTAAGAACGCTGGGATCTGCGTAAGCGTTACCCCACAAGGTATGGGCAGGGCGAAGATCATTGTTCTTGACCGTGAAAGTCTTAAGCTTGGCCAAGTCAGCTTCCGTCAGCCCTTCAGAGGAACGCTTCTGAACGTACAACTCGGCTTTTGCCGGGCCGATGCCTACCAGATTGGTGAAGCCGCCGACCAGCTTGCCGTCTTTGGCGCACCAGTTGCGCTCAGACAGCAGCGGATCGAATGGAATGAAGCCGACACCTTCGTCTGACAACTCGCGCAGAATCTCCACGACCTGTTCGTCGTCCTTGGCATTGCGCAAACACGCCGCGGCGTACTCGATTGCGTGGTACCGTTTCATGTAGGCGCACCAGTAACTGATGATGGCGTAGGAGCAAGTGTGGCTGGCGTTCATCCCCCATGCGCCAAAGGAGCAGATTTCCTCCCAGATCTTCTTGGCGGTCTCCGGATCGATATTCTGTTCAGCCGCGCCCTTCACGAACTGCTTTCCTTTCTGATCGAAGTATTCTGTGCCCTTGCGCCCAGACATTGCCTTCCGGATCATCGAGGTGTCTTCCCAAGAGAACTGTCCTATCTCGCGCACAATGCGCATCACTTGCTCTTGGTACAGCACGACGCCGTGGGTGTCCTTGACGATCGGCAGCAGCAGTTCGTGCCTGACGGAAAACTCTTCACGCCCTGTGTTGCGGTTGATGTAGGTGTTCGCCGCACCGCCGCCCAATGGCCCCGGCCTTGCCAACGCAGTTACGTGGTCGATGTGCTTAAAGTCGTTCATCGGCACTTGGATGGACACACGCCGTTGCGCCGCGCCCTCGAATTGGAACACGCCACTGAACTTGTGCTCGTCGAATATGCGCAGAACTTCCGGGTCGTCCAGCGTCAATGCGTACAACTGTTCTGCGGTGACGCAACCAGAATCTTCGATGACGCCAAGCGTGCGCAAGCCTAGCACGTCGATCTTGAGCAGGTTGAGATATTCTGTGTCCGGCTTATCGAGCTGGGCAACGCCGTCCTTGACCGTGCAGTAGGACGTCACAGGCTCGTTGGAGACGATCAGGCCAGCCGCATGCACGCCGGTGTGCCACGCTGTGCCTTCAACTTCGCCCATCACCGCGGCTTCCGGGTACATGCGGCTGAACTCTTGACCCGGCTTTGTGTTGTTCATTGTGTCTTCAAGACCCTTGCCGTAACGAGAGTCGCCGGACGAATACTCGATGAGCACATTCTTGATGGCGAATGTGTCGTTGGCCGGGATTGCCATCTTCTTGCCAACCTCGGCCATCACAGAGCGCGGCTTCAGCGTGTTGATGTTGCCGATGCGGCTGACGTTCTCTGCGCCATACTTCTCTGCCAGATAGGTAAAGCACAACTCTCGCTTCTGATCATTGAAGTCGATGTCAATATCTGGCAGGTCGTTGCGGTTGATGTCGATGAACCGTTCGAACAGCAGACCATGCACCAACGGATCAACCTCGGTGATGCGCAGCAAATAGCAGACCAGCGAACCGGCAGATGAGCCGCGCGCAGGGCCGACTAGCATTCGTTCCTTGGCCCACACCACCAAGTCAGACACGACGATGAAATAGCTTTCGAACTGCTTCTCCCGGATCATGGAGATTTCGCGCTCCAGCCGCTGCTGGTAAGCTGGCGTCCAGTCTTTCAAGTGGCCTGCAGCCAGCCGGTACTTGCGCCCTTCTTCGATTAGCGCCGCAAGGTCGCCGGGGACGTTGATGATGGGAGCTTGACGCAGCTTGACACCGCGTAAGCGTTCCGCCACCTCCATCGTGTTCATCCAAGCACAGTGATAAACGTCGTCCGGCAGGAACCAGAATGCCTGGCGCATTTCTTCGTCAGACAGAATCCATTGTGCTGTCGTCTTCTTGCCGTCATTCAGGGCCAAGTATTTGGCGCGGTCGCCGGGTGCGGGATAATGATTGTCGCCCACCAACACGTATGGCCGGCATGTGCGCTTGAATAGGTCTATCCGCCGCTTGCATTCGCGGATTGAGGTTGGCGTCAGATCGATGTAGTCGAAGCAGGCCGGATCGGTCAGCGCGGATCCTGCGAAGGTGATAATGCCCTTTGCATCGGTAAAGTGCTCAGGCAGGCTCGGTGCGCTGCTGCTGAACTTGTAGAACTCAGCGATGTCTTCAGCCAATGCCCACGCAGTTGGCTTGTCCGTGTTGAACTTGCGCCACCGGGCGAACTCGTCTTCGATGTTGATGTGCCATTCTGCGCCGAACGCCGGTTGAATGCCAGCAGCGATCGCGGCTTTCTCCAGCCGCACATGACCCCAAGTAGAGCCATTCTGATCAACCAAGCCGCCAATCGGTGCGCCGATCTCCTTGAGCCGCTGGACGACCAGCGCTGGCGAACCGAATGCCCGGCGGAATGAAAATTCACTTCTGATCTTCAGTTGCGGTAGCGCCATCACAACCCCTCAAAGTCTTTCAACGCATCAGTCTTGATGCATATTTCCACAAGCGCACGAACGTCGTCCAGCGCACGGTGGGTCTGTTCCAGTGGCTTGCCAAGCACATATTCGTACAGTTCAAGCAGCTTCGGGCGCTTGCCCCATTGTTCCTGCCAGCTTTGCGCCGTGCAAAGGTTGTGTTTCGGCCACACGACGCTGCCTTTGAGCCGTTGCAGCTCCAGCTCAAGAATCGCAACGTCAAACGGCAAGTTGTGCGCTATCAGCACATCTGCCTTGCTGAACAGCCGCGCGATGTCTGGGATGATGGTGGCCACACGCGGTTTCCCGCGCAGGTCTTCATTGGTCAGCCCGGTGATCTTGGTGATGATCTCTTCGATCTCAACGCCCGGATCGACCACAGCTTCGAACTCCTCCAGAATTGTGCCAGCATCATCAAACAGCACCGCGGCGAACTCGATGCCGCGCGGCTGCTTGTCGAGCTTGGTGTCAGGGTGCAACACCAGACCCGTAGTTTCCCAGTCCATCGCGCAACCGATCATGTCACTGGCCCACTTGTGGCGTGTCGCGGCGCACGATGAACTTGCAATCGATGCCGAGGATCTGTTTGGTGCTGAAGATGACGTAGCGGTACCAACGCTTGCCAGCAATCACCGGGTTGGTGTGGCTCTCGGTGAAAACTTCCTGGGCAACAGGAATCTTCCTTTCCTCGAAGAACTTGCGCCACTCTTCCAGCTCTTCTTCACTGCAGTGCATACCGATGTGACTGGCCGAATTCACGCGGCTCGGCTCGTTCATCCAATTGTTGCCGCGCGTGTAGTGCAGCACCTCGAATTCGGGGCCGCGCAGCAGGTCGTAGTTGAACGCTAGATCCGCTTCGTTCTGTCCTGCTTCGCCATACACGTCACCCGCGGCAACCACGTGATCACGCGCCCATTCAGCAGCGCCCATTTCCGTCAGCAGCTTGATGGCTGCTTCGGGATTGGCCGGGCAGATGGCCAGTTGTTCGACGACGAATTTCATTTGTTTCTCCGGTTAAAGGCCAAGGGCCAAGTCACAACCCGTCAAGTACGCATGACGGTCTTTGCTCTGAAGCAGGAACGCCAACAGCTCGGCGATCTGTTTCGGATCCGTTTCGAAGCCAGACAGTAATCCTGCCAACTGGTACTTCTGCGCTTCTTCCATCGTCCAACCGCGGGTGCGCACAACCTCGGCGTCGATGGCATTGCTCATCTCGGTGCCTTTCAGCTTGTTTGGGCTGATGCTGAAGACGGTGATGCCCCAACGCCGAGTGAGCTCACGCGCCATTTGCTTGGTCATGATCAGGGCCGCGCCCTTCGAAGCGTTGTAGCAGATGCTGCTGGTCATCGGCATGTGCGCGGCGTTTGACACGACATTGACGATGGTGCCTTTCGATTGGATGAGCCAAGGCAGCAACGCCTGACTCATTTTCATGATGCCCTTGGCATTGACGCCGACGACGTTGTCCCACAGGTCGTCTGCGACATCTTCAAGCATGTCGATGCCATTGACGCCTGCGCAGTTGATCAGGACATCCACCGGCCCGTCCAGCCACCCAAGATTTGGGTTGAGAACGTCATAACCCTGCTTGATGTCATACACAGAGACCCTATGACCGTCTTTGGCCAGTGCTTCCGTGATCGCCGCGCCAAGACCGCTGGCACCGCCCGTTACGATGATGCGACTCATGCTTTTTCTCCTTTCGAGGTGATAATAGATTCGATCATGGCGCAATAGACCGCGGCGTCGCGCGCAGAGTCGGTGTGCGTCATGTTGCTAATGGCCAAGCGGCTGAGTTTCACGACGACCAGCTCGAACAGATGGAAGGCGTCGTGCCCAAGCAGTTCCACCGGCACCCCTTTCGGGAACAGCAATGCCATGATCGGGCCGACCATCTGGTAGTTGCTGCCGTACACCGCATTGCGTTCGCGGAATGTGTTCGCCGCGTCTTGAAGAATGTCTGCTGTGTTCATTCCTTGCCTTTCGTGATTACGACTTTGAATTGAAGATCCTCCCGTTGAAACAGCCGCTTGGCGTGCTCGGCGTGCTCAACTGTCGGATAGTCTAGAAAATGCTCCCATTCACTCCATTCTGTCCGTGAAGAGAAATGGCAGCCGTTGTAGCAGCGCCGCTGTGGATCGGTGTTGATCACCGCGCCACGACGGACGTGCAGCGCCACTTGGCTCATGCTGTGAATTCCATGTCGCCGAGCCGGTAAGTCGCAGGGACGTGCCCGGCCATCTTGCAGAACTGCTGGACGTACAGCCGGGTGCGCGTCTTGGTCTCCATGTCATGCACCACATTGGGGATGAGGCGCGGCGACCGCCGTGCAGACTTTGTGCTTTTGCCATTGCGAGGTTTTGTCATGCGGTTCTCCTGAGATTTGGCGCGGTGTAAGCGCACACATTGTGAATGCAGATCAGTTCAGCCGGGACGCCTTCTTCCTTGTACATGGCAACCACGTCTTCCCGGTCGTCATAGGCCATGGCGATGTTGTCAGGGCCGATGCCGAAGTCCTCGTAGGCACGATAAAGCATCCAGCGTTTCAGCGCGGCTGAATGCTCGTGGTTCTTGTCTGGCCGCATGTAGATCTTGTTGAAGCCGACCCGCTTGTGATGGAACCACAATTGCCGCAGCACCCGGTACTCTTCCGGCATAGCCGTGAAGATGAGCACCTGTTCTGCTTGCAGCCCCTTCAACAGCGGCTTGTTGCCGACTTCATCGAAAGCAGAAGCCAAGTGGTACGGATTGTACCGCGCCCACATTGACTGCTGCTTCCAGTTGATCAGCGGGATGCGCCATGCGTCGTCGCTCAACACATTATCGCAGTCGAAGATGGTGAATTTGCTCATGACTTTCTCATCTGATCGACGATCTTGAGCAGCTCACCGCGCTCCTTGAGGTCAGGGAATTTGCGCTTGGCAAACTCCTCAATCTCGGCGAAGTAGTCCCGGCCTTGCTTGAACAGGAACTTCTCGGCCCACGGATGAACCTTCAGCACGCAATCAACCATGGCGTTGATCACCTTCTGGTATTCGTTCTGCGTCCGACCACCAGTGCGGCTCTTGGCCAGATCAACGAACGTGCGCAGATTGAACTTGCATACGATGTTCGTTGCGATGTTCGTCGGGAGAATGCCGCGTGCGTCTTCAGGCGGCTGGCCAATCGCGATCAAGGCCATGTAGCCATCTTTGATGGTGCCGCGCACATATTCGATAATCTCCATCGCCTTCGGGTCTTCCAGATTGCGATCCGTGTAGACATAATCGAAGTCGCCCATGTCAATCACACGCATCGTCTGTTGCGCGTAGGACGCAGCACGCGTACGAACTTGCTGATGCGTGTAGGCGCGGCTGACGCCTTCCACGAGAAAGACATAATCAACGAACTCCCACGAACTGGGAATTGTGTTGGCCATGTACTCCAACTCTGCCATCTTTGCTTCTGGGCTTTTGGCCTTGATCTCGTCCATCAAACCCGGAGAGAGGGTAAGCCGGGTGCTCTTGGTGAACAGCAAGAGATCAACCGCATCCGGTGTAGTGCTGATCAGGGTTACTTTTGGTGCCATTTTCAGTCCTTTTTAGATTAACAACCATAAACGCAAGTCGCCCATTCTTGCGAAGTTTTCGCTCGATGCGCCGACACAGACAGCCATTGCATGTTCGACGGACTATCAGAGCCGCCTGCAGCGAGGGGCTTGCGGTGATCAACTTCAAATCCTGGACAAGCGCCGCTGGTTTTGCCTGTCGATGGACAAGGATTGTTGCGATGGAATGCAGCGCGGTTTGAAGGATCGCGCTTGCCGTTGTACGACGAAGAGGACTGGCTTTTGCGACCGCCCTTGCCCAAAGAACCTGCCACAGCGAGCAGCACGATAGCGCCAACACCAAGCAACACCACTTTTGTATTTTGGCCGGTCTCTGTGTCCCAGAAAGAAGGCTCTGGCGGCAAAGGATCTGCTTCGTTAAACGCCCAGAGGTGTTCTGGTGCTGCGTCAAGGCAAACTGCGCGCTCTGATTCTGGCAACGCTTTGCATGTCTTTTCTCGTTGCATCGCGTCATTGCGGCTTTTGCGCTCGCTCGCAGTTATGCGATCGAGTTCTTGCCGCATGCAGACTGACCGATCAATTGACGCTGATATTTTGTACGTTTCCTTGCGCTCTGCTTGGCAAATCAGCACGCGCAATTCATCATACGTCTCTTTAGCCGGTTGTGCAGCAAAGCTCGGCGCAATGCCAGAGATGTAAGTTGCCAAAACAATTCGTGCCGTCATCGCAGCCAGTTTCATTCGCTTCTCCTTCTGTGTGCTGTGCATTCTGTGTTGTCAAAAAACCCCGGAGACCGGGGGTGGGGGTCAGAGCGCCGCCATGCGGCGATCATATTCACTTTGGTGCATCAGCCGTTTCACGACCCACGCATCGTCAATGACATCATCCAGCAGGATGTTGCGCCAAGTGGCGAACCGTCCGAGGCTGTAGATGTTGTGCTCGACGGAAAGCCTGTGGATGATGGATTTGCGCAGCGTTGTGTCGATCTCGGCGATCTTCCCATAGCTTTGCTTTACCTTATCGATCTCATCGACAAAATCCCCGTCAATGGCGAATGCGTTCAGCATGTCCCTTGTCCAGTCGCCTTCCGGCGCACCTTCAAACTCGCAGATTAGCAAGCTGCCGGTGATGCTGGCCCGGTACAGTGAATGGGCGTCCGTCGGGAAGTAGATGGTCTGGTAGGCATCGCAATCCTGCACCCGGTAGCGCTGCACCGTAATCGGAGCGCGGTCGAACTCGGCCTCTACCTCAAGACCCAGCGACTGCAGTACAACTGGCAGCGGCGCGGTGCTGATGAACGGTGCGTCGCACGACTTCGCCCTCTTGAAGTCAATCTGTTTGCCCCATTCGATGCGCGGCCCAACCGCCTCGATCAACTGCTCGTAGAACGTCTCCGGCGCAACGTAGCGGTCTGCCGCTTCGATAGACCAGATGCTACGGTCGCCGAGGATCAGACCAAGACACTTCTGGCTGTACAGATTTGCCAGCTGGATGTTGGGCTGGTGAAATTCCCCTTCAAAGTAGATGCCTTTGCGAACACGCACCTTCTTGAAGGGGATGCCTGTCAGCTTGCTAGCCGCGTCAGTGCGAAACCGCAACAACGCCTTGTGCATCTGGGCAGGCGCTGCCGCGGCTTCAACAACTGCTTCCCGAGGGAAGATGTAGGCGGCGAGCAGACCGGCGAAACCGCTACCGACTATCATGCTGCCTCCTTCTCGATTGCCAACCAGCCGACCCGGATCAGCGACGCCACCTTGTCACGGCAGTCGTAGCCAAAGTGTTCGTTGATCTGTTGCATGGTCGATCTGCCGCCAGCGTCTACCAGATGATCGACCAATGCGCGCCGCTGACTGCGTTTCTGCAGCTTCGCGGTGGCATTGGCGCTATCGATCATGACGATGGCTTCAGGTTTGATTACGTATTTTCGGCCCATAAAGCCTCCTTGTCAAAACGCACGCAGGATCTCAACACCGTCCTGCAATCGGTGGGTAACATAGCTGCCGGTTCCCCAGTCAGCACAAGCTGCGCCTGCCACCGCACTCTGCAACTCGGCGACCGTGTAGTCGCCGCGCGGCACAACGAGAACATCGCTCGGGTTCATCGCCTTGATGTAGTCGCGGACGTACGTTGCGATGCCGCGGTTGCGCACGACACGCGGGGCGGCTTGCTTGACTTCAGCGCCGAACTCTTCGCCTTCAACGACGATGTGGTACCGCGCTCCAAGGCCAGTCAGCTGCTTACAAATGCGGTCAAGCAGATCCTTTTTGATCTGTTCCATTTCTAGTCCTTTCTAGGGTGAATTACTGCGCGGCAAATTCCTCTGCCAGACTCCACAGACGCTCGTTGTACGCGGTGTTTTCACCGATGCCCAGCAACGGGCGTGAATGCACCGCGCGGCTGTTTGCCGTCTTGCCTTCCAGCGACTGGGTGGTCGTGTTTTCCTGCACCCGGTTGAAGATGCGCCAAAGTGTATTGCCCTCGTCCTCCGGCCTACGGAGCTGCAGGATCTCGGACGGTGCGTACATTGCGGCACGCTCCTTGCCGAAACGCAGTTCAGCCGCCTTCTGGGCGAACGTCTGGGCTTGCGCCTCACTCAGCTCGATCTTCTGCCATTCGTCAGTCTTCTTGAACAGCTGGCCTGTCATGGCAGAAGCGTGGCGCAGGCGGTCGATCACTTCAGTGGCAACTTGCTGCGAGTGGCGAATGGCTTCCTGCATCACCGTGTCGCCGACCACCATTCCGTTGGAGCAGACGAAACGGAACAGCCCGACGCGCATGCTCAACTTGGTGCGACCGTTGTGGCTGTTGATGAGCAGGATCTGCGGCACATATTCGCCTACCGCGGCTTGCTGTTCCATGGCAGATTCGTGGCGCAGCGTCAGCGAATGGCGGACGTAGGCCGGGTTGCGCTGGCGTGCCTTGTCTTGTGAGGCAGACACTACGTGGTAGCCTTCTTCAAACATCACCTTCAGTGCTTCGGCGGTGCTGATGAAGCCATACTTGGCCGACAGGTGCGGCGCGTACGTTTCTGCGAATGCAGCCGGGGCAGCATGACGGATTTCTTGCATCGAAAGTGCTTTCATTTTCTAGTCCTCTTGGTTGGCGGAGACTTAATTATCCCCGATTTTAAACTTTAAAAGGCGACACAACCGCAAATTTATTGCGTCAATCGCCTAGCTTGCTGGCCTCGATCAAGCTGGCCGTTTCGATTGAGCCGTCAGGCAGCACACGGTATCCGCCAGTGCGCAGATAGTCCGTGCGCCGAGCGTCTGCCACACTCCGCGTCGCCGCGAAAGTGGGCATGCGTTTGGAGCCGTCGTGCTCGCGTTTCACTTCGTGTTTCTGGTTCTTCAATTCAGTTTCATCCTTTCCATGTAGTTGAGTTGATTGACGATGTGCGCGGTGAGCGTCACAGAAATTTCGCTGGGATCCACACCCATGATAACCAAGCGCCGCACAAGCCAGACTGCCACCAGCATGTACGGATTGCCTTGTTCCGGGTGCGCCAGCGCAAACTTCTCGCACTCGTCCTTGATCGGCTTGTAAAGCTGATCAAGCAGGTCGTGATCCAACCCTTTTGGCTCGGTCATGATGTCCTTTCAGCTGATCAAGATGATGTCGCTGGTGCGCAACCACGCCTTGCGGCCTGCCATCCAGCCAGTGGTGTACTGCACCCGGACGTTGTGGTGATCGTCGCTGTGCAGTATGCGCACACGGAAGCCGCTAGACTTCTCAACGGCGCTCACGATTGCACCCGATCAGGAACTCCTGGGCGCGACCGATGTAACAGGCAACGCCGAGCAGAGAGCTGCTGCCCGGATAGAAGGTTGATCGCTCGTCGTCCTTGCGCGCCGACACGCGGTAATGATTCGGCTCCAACGTCACACGAATCTCATCGCCGTGGAAATCGATCTTGAGGCAGACGTTGCCAACTTCATCGCCTGTCCAGTTGCGCTCATCGCTGATGTGGCCTTCCACGAACTCATCCAGCACCAACATTTCTTCCTTCCAGCGCATTGCGGTTTTGCTGTCCATTTTCATTCCTTTCTTGACATATTAAAAAGTAAGCTGCGACCCTATTATCCGTCTTTTCGCCGGGTTTCTGCTACAAATAGCGAAGAAACTACAGCAGCTCAAAAAACCCCGGAGACCGGGGTGAGGGTATTGTCAGCCCTTGTGTTTGGGTACATTGACGGCGACCAATTCACGGTACAACGCCCACGCCAGCTCTTTTTCATGATCCGGAAACTCCACATTCGTCATCCCGTAGTGGTGACGGATTGTCCTGCCCTTCGTCATGTGAAGCTGCGTCTCTGGCAACGAGACGACCCAGCGCCCAGCACTCATTGGCTGATCCAAATCCAGTTCCGCGGTGATCGCGATTTTCCCGTGCACGCCGTTGTAAGCAAGGTAGCGTTGAACAGACAGCCGACCGCTAAGCATATCGCCCCCGGATTTCGACTCTTTGTTCTTGCTCAACGGTTCCAACGGACGGTAAGCACCCATCGCCTTGGCGGTTGCCTTGGAGAAGTCGTAGGTCTTAGCCAAGTCGGCGTAAAGCATGCACAATTCGCGATCAACACGCTTCTCGAACGTCTGCGACTGCGGAATGATTTTCCATTTTGCCATTTCTCTTCCTTTCTAAAAACTCCCGGAGACCGGGGTGAGGGGGATTCCTCAACAAAGCCGCCTGTCACGCGGCTTCAGTGATGGATCACCTATTCATAAATGTCATAGCATCACCTGCGGCTGAAGCGGCACCTCGGTCAAGTTGTACGCTGACACTTGGTGCGCGAATTCCGCTTCGGTGTAGTCAAAGGCGAATTTGCCGCCCGTAACTTCCATGACCTTGGCTCTGCAGTCCGTATAATTTGCTCCAGTGACCACGGAGTAGTTGTTGCGCAAATTGGAGCCATTGCCGTACGTGACGTACAGCTTGAAGGACTTTTCTTCATTTGTCATTTCTGTTTCCTTTCATTGAAACCGGACGTGATTGTCCGATACAGCCGCCT